GGGCCCTCGAAGTAGAGATTGCGGGAGCAGGCGCTGGGCCACTTGGCCGGGTCGCCCAGCGCCCAGCGGGCGACGACTTTCGCGTTGGGGATCATGGGCTAGTCCTTCGACGGTTGTTACCCGGGGTAAGAGGTGGTTGGCCGGGTGGAGGCTATCAGGACCTGTAGTGTCGCACGTTTAGGTTGTTATGTCAAGGGGTCGACGGGGTCCCACGCGCGCACCGACCATGTCGACACGATGCCTGTTCGGATCACTCGAACGTCCACCCAGGCCGGGCCGAAGCCCTCGGTGCTCTCGACGACGCCTATGTCACCGGGAACGTGGGGGGCCAGTTGCTCGTGGTCGAAGCGGCTGTTGAGCACAACCACGTCGCCCACCTTGAACTTGGGCTTGTTACTGGTCATCGGGCAGGGCTCGCAGATATGTGCAGACGACGGTCCGTCGCCAGCCGTCGGCGGGGCGCAGAACGTCCACGTAGGCGGAGCGTTTTGACAGGTCGTTCCGGTGGGCTGTGACCACCAGCACGTCGTCGCGCCTGACAGGGTCGCCGGCCCACAGCCCGTCACCCATGAACGCCACCAGCTGGCCGACGTGGAAGGGTTGGTCAGGTTTCATGTTGCGAGGCCATCGGCGCGGACGTAGAGGGTCTCGCCGGTACGGGGTAGGAGACAGGTGAGCCATCGGCCGGCGTCAGGGCCTACGACGACCACGGGCTCACGAGGTCCTCCCCACTTGGTCGCCACGAGCGTTCCTCGAACGTGGTAGAACGCGCCCGGCAGGATCGTGGCCACCGTGCCTTGGGGCAGGTCGAAGTAGGGTCGGGGAGGAGTGACTGTCGTGGCCATCAGTCGACCAGCTCCAGGGCGTTGCGGGCGTGGGGCTCCCAGACCTCGACAGTCTGACCGGAGGCGGGGTGGAGAAACCTCAGGTACGGCAGCGCGTAGGGCTGCACGACCAGCAGCTCGCCTGCCCCCATACTCAGCAGCGCTGAGGGGCCGCCGAACACCCGCGTCTCCGCCACCCGCAGGACCGTCCCTGGCTCCATGGGCTCCCAGGTCTTTAGCTGCGTCATGTCACCACCTCCGCGCACTGCTTGAGGGTGTCCTGGCCGGCCACCACCTGCCGGCCGTCGAGCGGGTTGACCAGCGTGACCTGCCCCGGCTCGGCCTTGGCGATGACCCACAGCTCGCCCCGGCGCAGGTGGGCGACGTCGAGGAGGGTCGAGCGCTCAGGAGGGGTGTTGGCCGCCGTCCACGACATGGCCCGGCCGGGCTGAAAGAGGGTCTGTCCCTCGACGATCCTCACCACGGCGCCCTCCGGGAAGCGCTCGAGGTCGGCCTTCTGGCGTGCCAGGGCTCTCGCCAGGGCGGCGGGGCTCGGCTCAGGGAGTGGGCGGGTCACTGGCCAGTCTCCTGCAGGTCGAACCAGCCGGTGTGGGGCCAGATGTAGATGGTCTGACCCGTGCGGGGGTGGGTTGCGACCAGCTGACAGTCGGCGCCCGCCCTGTCGGCCCGGGAAGCAAAGGCCGGCAGCAGCACCGGGTCCACGCCCACCGACCACCCCTGCACCACGAGCGCGTCGCCCACGGCCACCTGCACAGGGGTTGTGCACGGGGGCGGGTTGTAGTGCAGGTAATGGATCTCGCGCATGTGGGCGGCGTAGCTGAGGGGGAAGTAGCGCTCGGCCTGCGTGGCCACAATCACGTCGCCGGGCTGGGCGTCCAGCAGCGTCAGCGGCTGCCCCATGAACGGCCAGCGGCGGGGCGGGGGGTTTGTCAGCGGCCAGAGGGTGTAGAGCAGGCCGGCGAAGGTGACCACGCCAGTCAGGACGGCCAGGAAGAGGTTGAGGGTCATGGTCTAAGGTCCTCTGCGGGCCCGGGGGGCCAGGAACACGGGCAGCTCGTCCGTCGCCGTCACCACCGGCAGCGCGCCGGGGTTCTGGTCGTCGGGAAGCGAGGGCATCGCCGGCCACAGGTGCTCGCGCAGCAGGACTGCCTTGCGAGACCGCGTCAGGTCGGCCACCAGGCGGGGGCGGTAGCGTTTGGGGCGGGTCATTTGTTGCTCCCGTCGTCGAGGATGCGGAAAAATTTGGCGTTTTTCGTTGCCCCGTGGACGAGGTAGGTGTCGCCCGTGCGGGGGTCCACCAGGCGCAGGGAGCTGGGCGGAAACCCCGTGTTCCGGCAGTCCGCCTTGGTCATCGGCTCGCCCACGACAAAGAGCCGAGCCGAGGGAAGACGCGTCCAGACGCTGCCCACCGCCAGGGAGCGCACCGCCGGAGCCGTCGGGCCCTCCGATGGCGTGATGACCACTGCGCCTGGGCTGACAGGCTGGCCCGCCACGGTCATGCGGGTTTGTTGGGCAGACGGCTTGGGTTTGGGGGTCATTTGTTGCTCCCGTCGTCGAGGACGCGGAAATAGTTGCCGCCCTTGAACTCGCCATGCACGTGGACCACCACGCCCGTCGTCGGGCTGACCAGCTCCACGCTCGAGACAGGCCAGTTCAGGTGGCGCCTGAGCCGCTCAGGGCTGCGGCCGCGCACGACCCACAGGGTGCCGGGGGCTGTGTTGTTGGCGGCATAGATGACCGGCGGCGGCGGGTGGCTCTCGCTGACGCTGTGCGGGTGGTGGACCAGCTCGTCGGCGGGCAAGACCTGCACGACCGCACCGGGTCGGACGAACTGGCCCGCCATGCTGATGCGGCTCTGCCCGCTGGAGGATTGGCTGGGACCGGCCATCAGGTGCGGTCCGGGTCGGCGTAGGTGTCGTCTTCTATGTCGCGGGGGATCAGGTGGTCGGGCAGCACGTCGATGACGTCCATGTCCGCAGCGTTGACCATGGCGCGATACATGGCCTCGGCCACGTCCCACGAGCAGGCGCCCACCTCAGCGCCCGCTGCGCGGACGGCGTCTGTGAGGCGGGCGAGGCGCAGGGTCCCCGGCACCGGGCTCATATCAAGAGGGAGACAGCCGTTGAGGGCCTGAGCGGCGTCCAAGCGCAGGACCGAGGCGATCCGGGCCACCGCCTCCGCGCTCGGGTTTGCGCCGTGGCCATCCTCCAGCCGGCTGATCAGCGACTGTGACAGGCCAGCCCTGCGGGCCAGGGCAGCCTGCGATAGCTCCAGCCGCTCGCGCTGGCCCTGCATATAGAGGCCGAAGGGTGGCCTGTTGGCTGGTCGAGGAGGTGTCATGGCCACGGGTCCTGGGCGGGTAGTTGAGAATTGGGGTTATGCACCGGTGCATAGGTGGGGTCAATGCATATATGCATACAGGTGGGGGTTGTGGGATTTGGGGTGATTTCGGGGTTTTGTGCGTTTCGAAAGAGGACTATCAATTGGTTACATTTTTGCCACAAGCGGCCGCAAGGCGTTGGTGCGTAAGGTTATGTTGGATTTGCGGGTTTTTCGGGTAACGCCGTTCCAGAGGCGAAATTATGCACACACGCATAGACTATGCATACATGCATAATTTCGAGCCAGAGGGAGGACTGTTCGATAAAAATTTCTGCAAAGGAGAACTGAGTGGCGGGTTACATACATACATACAAATTATAAATTTCTTCTTCTTCTTCAGGGCCCTGGCCTTTTTCTCAGCGGCCGGTGGCCTTCAACGCCTGCAACCCACCGGTTGCAGAAAAAATCGCATCAATCTCCGCGTGCTCCCCGCAAACCCCACTCTCACAAGGGTTTGCGCGTCTCGCGTCGGTTACGACCTTTACGAAAATCGCTCAGCTACGATCACATTTCGCTTGTAACCGTAGCTGAGAGGCCCTCCTCGCCCGCAAATTGCAAGTCGGAACGACACCGAAGGTCGCCGAACGTCGTTACGCCACCCAAATTATCACGTGTTTGTGACTTGAAACGCCTTATTGGTGTAGGTTTGTATGTTGCACAACCCAAAAATCACCTCTATGCTGCGATCGCAGCATAGAGGTGAAGCAGTTTTCAGCTGAAAACGAGCCCTTAGCGTAACTCGACACGAGACCATTTCAGCTCGGAACGTGGCGCCCTCTTGAACGCTCGCTCAACCGATCGGATCCGATACCACTCCAGGCCCGCGAGGCCCCGAGGAGTTCTCAAAAACGAGAAAACGTCTTACCCGGGGTAAGAGATTGTCGGGAGGGTCTTGCAATTCATGCGTTAGCGTCTTATGTTTGACGGGTAGGCGGGGCATTCCGTCCCGCCACGCAACCCACTAGGACCACACCTCATGCACTCGTTTGAATTGAACGCTAAAGAGACTGCCACTGCCCGCGCCGCTTTCGTTGCCGCTCTGACCTCCGCGACCGATCAAGCCATCGTGGCGATCGAGCGCGCCGCGAAGGCGACTGACAGTGTCGCAACCCTCGCGGCCCGCATCGTCGCCCGCACGTCCGCTCTGAAGGGGATGGATGGGCGGTTTTATGACGCCGAGCTTTCCGGCGCCGTGCGGGAGCAAGTCGAACGTCTCCCGCTCGCGCCGTCCGCTCACGGGAAGTATTGCAGCGCGGTGAAGGCTTTCGCCTTGGCCGCTGCACACGGGATCAAAATCCCGACGGAAGGCAAGCAGTCGGAGATCGTGACGGCCCTTAACGGCTTGCTTCGGAAGGCTGGCGTGATTGAGGGAAACAAGGGCCAAGCTGGCGCGAAGCGGCAACCCGCCATGGCGGGCACCAAGGCGAAAGGGAAGGCCGCAGACGCGAAGGCCGCCAGCGCGGCGAAAGAGGCCAGCAAGGGCCAGCCGGTCAAGCGCGTGACGTTTAACGCCATGCGCGAGGCGGCGTTCATCGTGGCCCTCGAAGACGAAAATCGCGCCATGACGCTGGCCTGGGTCGCGCTGCACAAGGTGAAGGCGCTCGACGCATTTCTTGCGCCCTTCGTTAAGGAAGCGATGATCTAACGCCCCCTCTCACCACTAAACTACTTAACCCCCCACGCATGATGCGTGGGGGGTTTTTTTGTGTCCGGATTTTGGCGAGGTCGAGCGAGATGTTGTGCGATGGGCGATGCGGCCGGGTTGGCGCGGGCGAGCGGTTTTCGGGTTGGGGTCGTGGAAAGGTGAGGGGGTGGGGGGTGGATGGGACCTGCCGGCGGGGCCGGGGGGTGGGGGTGCTAAAGCAGTGCCTGGAGAGCAAGGCCAATTTTTCCCTATTACAACCCTAGCGCGAACCACCCACTTCCCTTGCCTCCCCGCCCAAAATCCCCCACCCTCAACCCATCCGACCTCGAAAACTCGAGACCCCCAGCATGCTAACCCCTCCCCACCTGCCCGAGCCCTTGACGGTAGAGGACCTGGCCGACTTCACGGCCGCCTCCGACCACGACGAAACAACCCTCGTCCACCGGGGCTATGGCCGGCACGTGGTCAACGACCCCGACAACCGCTGCTGGTGCTCCCCGCTCGAGCTGACCCACGACGACATCCACGGGCCGACTGCCCACCGCACGGCACGCCGCCTTGCCGAGTTCTTTGCGGTCCACTAGGTTCCAGCCATGGCCACCCAACGCCAATCGTTCGCCCAACCTGAGTACGACCTGCCGTCATCCGTCCTGGAGGCCCAGCTGGACGGCTCACTGCAGCGCCGCAAGGCGCGCATGCTGGTGGACGTGTGGCTGGACAAGGTCTACGGCCGGATCATGGACGTCGACACCAAGACCACCGACCTCCTGGACGCCGGCAAGGCGCTCATTGAGCTCGGAGATCTCAAGCCCAAGCAGGTCCAGCCCCAGCAGGGGACGGGCTTCTCCATCACCATCAACCTGCCGGGCGGAGACACCGCGACCATCAGCCAGGAAGCCACGACGGACACCATCGACGCCCCGTTCGTGATCATCCCCAGCGACCCCCTGGCCGACCTCCCCGACGCCCCGGCGTGGATCACCCAGTGACCGGCTGGACACCTGCCCCCGGCGACCTGGCCGTCTCGACGATGCTCTTGCGGGACGGGCGCGTCGCGGTAGGGGACGTGATCCGTTTCGACACGGTCCTGCCGTCGACCTACGCCCACGGCAAGGGCGGGTCGGTGACGGTCCTGCGCAATGGCGAGACCCTCTTCTGGCGGCCTGACTGGTGCACGCCCCTGCCCGCACAGGACCCCGCATGAGCGTCACCTACACACCCCCACCCAGCATCGTGCCGTTCTTCGTCAGCGACAAATTCATCAGCCTGGTCTGCGGGCCGGTGGGCTCGACGAAGACGACAGCGTCGATCATGAAGGTGGTCTACCACGCCAAGCAGATGGCCGCCGGCAGGGACGGGGTGCGTCGATCGCGGGCGGTGGTCATCCGCAACACGCGCGAGCAGCTGCGCGATACGACCATCCCCGACTTCAAGAAATGGCTGCCGGACGGCATCGCGGGGGTCTACCACGCGACCAACTACAGCCTGCTGCTCAAGTTCGACGACGTGGAGTGCGAGGTCCTCTTCCGGGGCCTGGACGACACCAACGACGTCAGGCGCCTGCTCTCGCTGCAGGCGTCCTTCGGCATCATGGACGAGTTCCGTGAGATCAACCCGGTGATCTTCGAGGCCCTGCAGGGGCGCCTGGGCCGCTACCCGGACGGCATGATGGTGCCTCACCGGCCGGAGTGGGGCCTGGACAGCAAGGGAAACCCCGTCCAGGGGTGCGTGACGGACGAGGGGAAGCCGAACTGGCACGTGTGGGGGGCGACGAACGCGCCCGACTATGACACGTTCTGGTCGACTTACCTGGAAAATCCACCCAAGAACGCGTTCGTGCTGCTCCAGCCGAGCGGCCTGTCGGAGAAAGCGGACTGGGTGCAGTACCTGCCGTCCGACTATTACGAGAACCTGGCCGAGGGGAAGACGGAGGACTGGGTCAATATATATGTGCACGGGCGTTTCGGCCGCTCCCTCAGTGGCCGCCCCGTCTTCCCAGGCTTCAACTCGGACGTCCACGTCTCCAAGACCCCCCTCCGCCCCTTCAAGTCAGCGACCACCCCCCTGATCATTGGCCTCGACTTCGGCCTGACGCCGGCGGCGGTGCTGGGGCAGGTGGACCCCATGGGCCGGCTGCTGATCTTCGACAGCCTGACGAGCGTGGGCATGGGCATCAACCGCTTCATCAACGAGAAGCTCAAGCCCACCCTCTCACAGCGCTTCCCGGGGATCCCGGTGATGGTGGTCGGGGACCCGGCGGGCGCCCAGCGAGCCCAGACGGACGAGCGGTCCTGCTTTGACATCCTGAAGGCCGAGGGCTTCCGGGTCGTGCCGGCGCGGACCAACGCGGTGGCCGGGCGCCTGGCGGCGGTGGAGAAGTTCCTCTCCCGCCAGATCGACGCGGGGCCGGCCTTCCTGGTGGACCCGGTGGCGACGGACATCATCAAGGCCATGCGGGGCGGCTACCGCTACAAGGTCAAGAAAAACGGCGAGACCGAGGACACGCCGGAAAAGAACGACAGCTCCCACTGCTCCGACGCCCTGCAGTACCTCTGCCTGCACGCCGACGGGGGCGCCCTGTTCGGCGCAGCCCTGGCCAGCGTGGCGGCCCGCCCCATCAAACGCGTCTCCCACGCAGGCTGGACGTGATCACCGCCATCGGCTAGGCTCCGCCTCAACCATCCGGCCCGCCGCCTCGAGACCCGCGCCATGAAGCCCCTGACCCCGGCCCAGACCTGCGTGCTGACGTCGCTGCCCACGTCGCAGACCCTGACCGTGCCTATCGGCTACGGCACCCTGGAGGTCTACAACGCCGCCGCCGACACGGTCTTCCTCAAGTGGGCCGCGAGCGTGGCCGTGCCCACGTCGACGTGGGCCGACGGCGTCATTGCCGTCCAGCCCGAGACCACCCAGAGCTTCGGCATGCCGCCCGGCGCGACCAGCCTCAGCTACATCGCCCAGACCCTGGGCGGGGCCCTGGTCATCTCCGTGGGCGAGGGGTTCTGATGCTGCGGCCGCGCGCGTCGGGCCCGGCGAGCGGGCTGTACTACCGGGGCGCCTACGCCGCCCTCGACTTCGCCAGCCGCATTTATGAGCTGGACGACGCCAGCTACACGAGCGGCGGCCTGACGACCGTGCCCGGCTTCACCTTCACCGGAGCCTCCCTGCGGACGATGTTCGACAGCACGGGGGCTATGACCTACGGGCCGAATAATCTGGCGTGGAACTCGGGCGACTTGGGCGCGGCGACTTGGGGCGTTAACTCGGGTGGGTCCGGCAGCGCCCCCACGAAAACATCTAACTACGCGGTTGCGCCAGATGGCACGATGACCGCCGCGCGCCTCCAGTGCAACCTTGGTGGCGGTGTAACGTCCGCGAGCTCTAGCTATGTGGCGGACGGCAACGCGCCCGTAACAGCAAACCGTGTATGGTCAATATGGCTCAAGACGGCGGATGGCACGACTAAAAATGTCTATTCGCGGGTTGGAAATACTGAAGCCACGTGGACAGTTACAGGGACGTGGGCGCAATACGTTCTCACCGGTCTAGCAGAGGGCGGAACGTCTACAGGCGTCGGCCTTCGTGGTGGCCAAGGCGTCCCCTGTAGCGACACCGCTGACCTGCCGGCGTTGGGCGCCCAACTCGAAGCCGGC